GTCCATACATATAATTCGTTACCACCAGTGGATTTACTGGTTTTTGTTGTTGTTGTTCAACCCATTCTTTGAATCTCCTGGGGGAGATTCCCGTTTCTTCATCAAATTCTCGAAATGCTGCGTCATACGATGTCTCTCCCTTCTTCTTATCAATGAGACCTCCAGGAAATGTCCATCCCTTGTTATAATTCAAATTAACAAGATATACCTCCCTTTGAAAAAATAATGCAATTACTGCATTTCTTATGTTTACTTCTTTATCAGGAACAGCAAAAGTAGCAGAAGACATATACTGATACTATGATTTTACTTGATGATATTTTGTATTATTTTATTTTTATATTTTTATTAATTTTATTATATTATTTATTAGATTAAAAAAACCAATATAATAAAATTGCAATACAATGAAATAAATGCGTAAATAATTAAAAAAATCGGTTGGATGCTCGAATCTTCGACTGGGCTCCGCTGTTCAAGTTTCCGCCAAAGCTGCCGTCATTGTAGTTGCGATTGGACGCCTGAAGTTTTCTAAATCGCGTATAATCGGAACTGTCATACACGTATTTCACGTTGCATGTAGAAGACGGAACGCCGCTACCATCAGGATCTGGCTGAACGGCTCCTGCCATGGTCTTCCATCCAGTTAGCCCCCCCCTTAAAGAATTGATTTGGGACGAACCGCCGGAAGTATAGTACTGACGATTCAAAAAGTCGCCGGCATTGTTTACAGCGCGAAACGGGGTGACTGCAACCGTTACGTTGTTTACACTGCCGCTGGCGGCTTGACCGTTCCACGCTTCCCTCAACGTAACACGAGTCATTTCGCGCTCGCTACCGCCCTCCGGCCCCCCGCTTCCGCTTTTACCTGAACCGCCTCCAAGCAATTTAGCGGAAAATCCATTGTATAAACCTCCTAAAACTAGTTTCATTTATATTTTCTGAGTTTGAAATAAATATTAATATATAATAATATAATAATATTTTAATTTGTATTGTTTTTATTCTTTTCTATAATTAATAATAATAAAAAGGTTTTAATAAAATGGTTTGTATGAAAAGTTGTATCATCGCGACAATGTTTATTGTTGCAATGGTTTTCACAATGTATAAAACAGACAGTGTATCGTCCATTCAGAAATTCACTCAAGTTCTTTCTGAAAAACAAAATGCAATCTATAAAAAAATAGCAGACGAACGGCGCAGAATTTATTTCACGGGATTCGGTTTAGGACTTGTTTTATCTTTCCTATTCTTATTTTGGAAAAGCGCGACAAAGAATTCGTATAAAATCAACCGGTTTTCAACCATTTGCGTCGTTGGCGCAATTACATTCATGACCAATTATTTTTACTACATGCTGTCTCCTAAAAGCGACTGGATGATTCTTCACATTGACGGCGATAAACAGAAACGGGCGTGGTTGAACGTGTATCGAATCATGCAATACAATTACCATTTGGGCGCGCTGCTCGGACTCGTGGGCGCGTTTTTTATCGCCAACACGTTTTGCGATTGATTTTATTAATGTTTTCCCCCAATGTGATAAATTTATAATAGGGGGTGGTTTGCATTCATTACTAAATTCCATGATATTATAAAATCTCTAATAAATTTATCTTCGGCGTCATTTGATGCATAAACTTCAGAATATGCTCGTAATATAGAACTTGAACCGAAAATAAGGTCAACTCGAGTCGCCGTCCATTTTAATTCATTCGTGTTTCTATCTCGGCCTATGAATTCATTTTTGTTTGTGCGTCTTGCTTTCCATATAGTATCAATGTCAAGAATATTTTTGAAAAAATCTGTGGTGAGAGCATTTGGGCGTTTTGTTAAAATGCCATAAGATTTTTTTTTATGATTTATACCCATTGATCTAAATCCTCCAACAAGTGCAGTCATTTGATATGCAGTTAGTCCAAGTTGTTCGGCTTTTTTTATCAGTTGTTTTTCAGGATTTCCTTCCGCATAATTAGCTTTATACGTATTATAGTTTATAAATCCATCTGCCGTTGGTTTTAAAATATTAAAAGAGTCAATATTTGTTTGTTCTTGTGTTGCATCCATGCGACCAGCGATAAAGTGCACTTTCACACTTTTTCCTACTGCCATTACAGCCGCTTCAATTGCAGCTGCACCGCCAAGGATAAAAAGGTCAGACATTGAAATTTTTACACCATTTGTTTGTTTTTTATTGAAATCTGATTGAATAGATGTTAGAACCGAAATCACTTTATTTAATTGCGATGGTTGATTACTAGCCCATGATTTCTGTGGATGGAGTCGGATGCGACCACCGTTTGAACCGCCGCGGTAGTCAAAAATGCGAAACGAGGATGCGGAATTCCAAGCAGTCATAATGAGTTCATATCCAGTTAATCCTGAATTTAATAGTTTTAATTTTAGATTATCAATATCATTTGCATTGACAAGAGGATGATTAAGTGCAGGAATCGGATCTTGCCATAAAAATATCTCATTTGGAATGTCTGAGCCAAGATAGCGCCACGCAGGACCCATATCACGATGTGTGAGTTTAAACCAAGCTCTAGCAAATGCGTCTGCAAATTTTTCGGGATTTTTTAGATACATTTTAGATATTTTTCGATATTTTTTATCGAAGCGAAGTGAAAGATCGGTCGTAAGCATTGTTGGGAAATGTTTTTTTGAACTATCAGATGCATCTGGTATTTCGCGTTTCGCATTGGTGGCTACCCATTGGTATGCGCCGGCCGGGCTTTTTGTAAGTTTCCAATTGTATTCAAAAAGGTTTTCAAAATAATCCATACTGAATTTTGTTGGCGTTTTAGTCCACGTTACTTCAAGACCACTTGTTATTGTATTTGAAGCATTTCCTGAACAATAAGAATTTTTCCAACCCACCCCCATTTGTTCTATTGGAGCCGCTTCTGGTTCAGGGCCGACATATTTTTTACTTGCTGCACCGTGGCATTTTCCAATTGTGTGTCCGCCTGCGATTAATGCGACAGTTTCTTCGTCATTCATTCCCATCCGTCCAAAAGTGGTTCTAATGTCGTTTGCTGCAGCGACCGGGTCAGGTTTTCCATTAGGTCCTTCAGAATTGACATAAATTAAACCCATAGTTGTGGCAGCAAGCGGTTTTTCAAGAACAGTTTTAGAATTAGTTTTATTTTTACTTATATATCGTTCTTTATTATCAAGCATTTTTGTTTCACTACCCCAATACGTCGATTTATCGGGTTCCCAGACATCAACTCTTCCGCCTGAAAACCCAATAATTTTAAATCCCATTGATTCGAGGGCAACGTTTCCAACAAGAACAAAAAGGTCCGCCCAAGATATTTTTTTTCCATATTTTTGTTTTATGGGCCAAATAAGTTGACGAGCTTTATCAAGGTTTTCATTGTCTGGCCAACTATTAAGAGGGGCGTATCGAATTGTGCCATCTCCGCTACCACCTTTGCCGTCAAGTGCGCGATATGTACCAGCACTATGCCAAGCTAAACGTACAAAAAACGGGCCGTAATTTCCAAAGTCGGCAGGCCACCAAGATTGTGAATCAGTCAAAAGATATTCTAAATCTTTTTTAACATTATCCAGATTTAAAGAATTGAATTCTTTTTTATAATCAAAATCATTGTCCATGGGATTAGATAAAGGATTATTTGTATGAAGCGAATTAATATTTAATTTATCTGGCCAAAAATCATAACCTACTTGATTATTTAATTTTGCATTATCATAATCGCTGCCATTATCGACGTTCCTCGTCTGAAATTTAAAAGGACATGACGTCGGATAAATCGTTGATTTTTCTAAATCTTTTGGCATTTGTATTATTATTATATAATATTTTTTATATTTAGATTCTAAATATAAAAAACATGCCACTTCATATATAAGTAAGTTGTGATCTAGAAGTCAATCGTAACCAATTAAAACCTTGAGGGTTGCAAAGATTATAATATACTATTATTCTTTGAAAAAATAATGACAGAATAAGCAAAATGGTCAGAAGACCTCGAAACTTTCTATTATTTATTATTTCTACTTACCTTGATTACCTTTACACCAATTTTTATTCCGTCATAATTCGCGGAACCACATTCATCGTTTGCAGCTCTTGAAACAAGAGTTTGCACGAATACGGAATCTCGACGTACGCGAAATCGGTGCGGTTGTCGCACATTTTGCAGCAGTGAATTCCAAGCGCGTCGTTATACGCCGCAACCATTCCGCATTTCGAGCACACGTGTACCTGGAATTTATCGGAAACGTCGTAGAGTCGCTCGCGCGTGAATCGTGCAGCTCCGTGCGATACCATGCAATTGTGTGCAACGATGCCATTTGCAAGGAAGGAATGCGTGTCTTCAACGCTAATGTCATACACGTGCTTCGGGCCGACGTTGATACGCGACACAACCTCCAAATTCATGGTCGGAAGAGCGTTGCTTCCGCGATGAACACCATACGCCGAACTTGATTCATCTTCATCTTCGCATTCTTCTTCGTCATTGCCCCACTTGTCTGTCATAATTATCGCATGAACATCAACTTTGCAATTGTCGTTTGTTTCCGCCTCATTTAGAAACCAACTCAGCGCTCCAATTTTTTCCATGAATTGTTCCGCGGTGGGAAATGACTTGGATGTGAATTTTCCAAATTCGGTGCCTTTAATCAGGTGATCCGTAATGTCGTGCGTGCTTGGAATCGCGTAATCGTGAAGCAGTCCTTCCGTTTTCTTTAGTTCTTCTACTGCTTGAAGAATTGCACTCTTTGTATGCACAATCTTGTCTGGATACTTGGATTTGATTTCCTTGAAATGCGTGATTTCATCAACACGATTCACCAGCCAATTGTGTTGGCGACAAACTTCTTCACGCAGGCGGCGATATGAAACACCGGCTTCAAGACGCTGCGATTTATGGCAGCAATAACGAAATCCAATTTTTTCGGAGAACGGAATAAGTTGTTCAATCGGAAGATGAAGCGTCAACTGAAAACTTCGATTCGATACGTCACTCTTATCTTTTAGTTGAAATTTATTCTTAGAGGTTGTTGTTTCCCGAAAATTTTGAATCGTTGTATTATGAATACCGCATTTGCCAAGTAACTTCTGTAAATTTTCAAACATTGTTTGTAATGATTCGCGATGTTCATATGTCTTCGATTTTGAAAATGAAACGGATGTCATAACGTCGCGTTTCCCCCTATGCATTCCGAGAACACATGTGTGTCCGTCGCCGCCAAACATTCCAGCAAGAAATTCACGGACAATAGGGCGAGGACATTTCTCATCCAATATAAATTCGGGAAGTGTTGCTGGTTGGTTTATTTTTCTTCCACGCAATACTCCATCAAGTTGAAGAATATCAGCAAGAAATTCGCTCGGAATGCGAAGACGATAACAATTTTTAGTTTTAAATGTTTTTTGATAAACATCGCAAAACATAGTTATATCTATTAATATTGAATGCACATCAATCATGTGTCCAAGAGATACTGACGCGTTTTCTGAACTACAACTAATACTTCCATCGGTAATCAAAAGTCCGATTATGCGCGCAAATGCAAGAGTTCTCATATACTCTTTATGATTATCTGTTCTGAGCGTTCGTGTTCCAAATGAAAGTGTCCAGCCACCACATTCCGCAATTTCTTCCTTGACTTTCATAAGTGGATAAGTAACGCTGGTTTTAACCTTTGTTTTATGAAGTTCAAGGTCCTTTACTTTCACCCATTCATTATTTGATGTTAATACTGGGTGATCTTCTGTACATATGATTTTTCTACCATCTTCAAATGTTAACTCGACACAGTCGCGAGTTCCCTTGTCCATAAATGCACACGGCTTTGAAGGAACCATACCATTTTTGCTCTCATTCCAACCAAGAACATAATCTCCAACGTGTTCCATTTCATCAATCATAACAGACAATCCACAATTCAGAGATACGGGACAAGAGTGAAAACAATCACGTTCCATTTCCCCAAATCGTAACCCTCCATCTCGCGAACGGCCTTCGGCTGGCTGACGCGTGAGATTTACCATTGGACCGATGGATCTGCTGTGTTGTTTGTCGTTTACCATGTGTTTTAGGCGCTGATAGAATGCGGGTCCCATGAAAATTTCTGATTCAATTTGTTCGCCGGATAGGCCGTTATACAGGAGTTCATTTCCGTTGTTTTCGTAGCCGAGTTTTAGGAGTTCGTTGCGGATTGTATAAACGTCGAGTTCTCCGAAGGAGGTTCCGTCGCCGAAGAGGCCGAGTTCGAGGAGGACTTTTCCGAGGAGGGTTTCTTTGAGTTGTGCGATGGTCATACGGGAGGGGATGGCGTGGGGATTGATGATGATGTCGGGGCGCTGGCCGCTTTTCGTGAATGGCATATCCATTTCGGGGATGATGTTTCCGATGGTGCCCTTTTGACCGTGACGACTGCTGAGTTTATCTCCGATGACGGGTTTACGGAAGGTGCGAATGCGGACTTTGCAGATGGTGTACCCGTCGCCGTTGCGTTCCATGTAGTTTCTGTCGACGTATGAATCTTCGGTTGTTCGGTGCATTTTGCTGGCGTCTTCGTATTTGACGAGTTTGGTGTGGTCGTTGCGGTTTTCCTTGATGGGAATGACTTTTCCCATGATGATGTCTCGGTTTTCGATGATGGAGTTTTCGGGGATGACGCCCTTGTTATTGAGTTTGCCGTAGTTTCCGAACTTCATTCCTTTTGTTTTCGTGGAATCGGGCTTGCATCGGATTTCCTCGTCGCCGTTGAGTTTCTTGTCCTCGTCTTTTTCGGTGTGGTAAATGGTTGCGCTGAACAAACCGCGGTCGATGGCGCCCTTGTTAATGAGAATACTGTCTTCCTGATTGTAGCCGGTGTAACTCATAATTGCGACGATGACGGGGGCGCCGGACGGGATTTCATCCAATTTAATCATGCGCATGACGCGGGTATCTACGAGGGGGCGCATGGGATTGGATAGGACGTAGGCCGTCTTGTCCATGCGATTGTGGAAATTGGTGACGTACATGCCCATGGCTTGCTTCCCCATAGCGCACTGATAAGTATTTCTGGGCGACTGGTTGTGTTCGGGAAACGGGATACAAGACGCGAGAATTCCGAAAATGGTGCTGGGGTGAATTTCGCAGTGGGTGTAATTGTAGTTCTGCGAGCCCCGTTGTAAAAGCGAGTTTCGGAGATCGGTGCGCTTCATGGCAATCATACTGAAATTCTGTTCTTCGGGGTCAATGTATTCGATGATTGCATTATCGATTTTGCAGTCGGTTATGAGGTCGTCCCAGCTCAATTCTTTGCGGTCCAATTTGCGAAGGAGGTCGGCACTAATGAACGACTTGTTGTCTTTTACGCGCAAAACGGGGCGGGTGATTCTACCGGCGTCGCTGCATACGCGAATCTCCTTGTTTCGAATGTCGAAGACGATGGAGGTGTAGACGTTTATCATGCCCCTGCATTTTTTCTCTTTCAAAATCGTGTACAGTTCGACGGGGTCTCTGCTGATTCCGACCCATGCGCCGTTTACAAACACTTTGACTTTATCGTATAAATCTTTACAATCGGCGAATTTATCGAGTGTGTCGATGTGCGACTCGACTTGGGTATGAAGCGACTCGGGATTGCTTGGAGTGGTAATGTGGCTCATGTAGCTGATATTTTTGACGACACCGACGCTGGCACCTTCAGGCGACTCGGCCAGGCAGAGAAATCCCCATGTGGTATTGTGTAATTTACGAGGCGGGATGAGTTTACCGCTCTTGTCGATGGGTGTATTGACTCTGCGAAGGTGGCTCAAACTGGAAACGTATGTCAAGCGATTCAGGACTTGAGCAACGCCGACTTTGGTGGTGTTTGTATTTTTGATTCCGAAATCGCCGGTGGAAAGTGCGCGCTTGATGCCATTTTCAATGGTTGTTGATTTGATAATTTTGTAGACATTCGTCTTGTTGATGATACTGACATAATCTTCGGTGGAGCGCCAAGAGCCCGTATTGATTTCTCGAATGACTTGTTTCGTCATATCTTTGACCACCTTGTTGAAATAGTTCCGAAACAGGTTGTTGAGCAGTGCGCCGGTCAAATCGACGCGCTTGTTCATGTATGAGTCGCGGTCGTCGTGTTTCAATATTCCCAAACTGCATTTGATGAGACGCAAGGCCATGTATCCCAGAAAGTAGATTTTCTGTGTTGCAGTTTTGCAATGGGGAAACAAATCAGAGTTCAGGATGTCAACTGCAAAGTCGCGTTTCTTTTTTGCGCCGGTTTCCTTGTCCATGTACATTGGTGTGTACATTACATTCGACGTGAGCTGGCGCATGGCGTCTTCGTGGGTGAGGACGGTGTTGGCGTCAATAATGGACGCTTGGAGCGATGCGAGAATTGCGTGGCTATTGTTGGCATCATTGCTTGTGCCTCCGATGATGTCGAGCATGATTTTCTCGCAAATGTCCTTGTCGGAAAGAACAGACAATGCGCGAAACAGAACGAAGAGGGGAAGCGGGTGTTTGACGCGTGGAATTTGGATATAAATGGGAAATCCAAACCCGTTATTTTTCGAGGCAATCATCATGTTGATTTGTTTAGGCGAAATGCACTTGTTGTCGGGAACAGATTTTACTTCTGCGAGCCAATTCCATTTGGTGTTTCCTTTTGAAATATTGAAACAGTACACTTTATTTTCGGCCGCTCGTTCTTGTCCGAGGACTGTTTTTTCGCTGCCGTTGATAATAAAGTAGCCGCCGGCATCGTATGCGCATTCGCCCGTTTCGGCATCGCTGATGTGCGAGTATTGGTTGAGAATGCAGGTGGATGATTTCAACATGATTGGCATTTTTCCAATGTGAATTCCGGGAATGGATTTATGAAAGGTTTGAACATTTTCAAGATTTTCGCCGGTGCGAATGGTATATTTTATATTTGCATCTACTGTCATTGAAGATGCATATGTAAAATTTCTAAGACGTGCCTCTTGGGGAAACATGAGTTTGGTAGCTCCATTGTTTTCATGAATTTGGGCACGATATAAGTGAAAGTCGCTGAATGTGACTTCGATGTCAAGTTTATGTTTTTTCGCTTTTTTATCAAAATCTTGCTCTGATGCAATGGTGACCGGATTGAACATTTGAATGGTTCTCTCCAGTTGATTATTTACAAAGTCATTATAAGATTCAATTTGGTGTCGCACTAATCGTTTCAAATGTTGGCCCTCAAAGTAAGAGCCAATAATTTTCCATGGTGCTTCATCATATTCGACATGATTGTCGTCATCATAGTCATATTTTGTGACAACAACTGCTGCAGATTCAGACGCTGTAATATGAGCAATTTGTTCTTTTTCTTTTTCTTTTCCATTTCCATTTTCATGATATCCACTATAATCTTTTTTTATAGAAAACCTACCATATTCGCCAGACGACGACGATGAAGCAGCGGCACAAAAATCCATATTGATTCGGTTCGTGGTCTTTATGAAAATGTTTCTTATTCAATTAATAATCAATTTATTTTTAAATATTTTTTCTTACATATATAAATTGAAAAATCGAATTGAAAAAAATGAAATTAGATTAAAATGATATAAAATCAATATATTAAGATATTAAGTATGAAAATAGATTTTTTTTTCTTTTTTAAAGAGAGATAGAGAGAATAATTATAAATTATAAAAAATATGAGCGAAGTAAAGAAAAAAATTATTATTAATCACGAACATTTAAATCCGAATGCGCAAAAAAGGGGTAAAAATGGTTCTAATAACACGGGTTCGAAACGAACCTTGAAAAAAATGCCCGGGTTTGTTCGACCGAGTGAATTAAAGAACAACTTAATTAAATTATTGAAACAAAAACGCGAAGAAAAGGTGCAAGAGAAACAGCAGCAACAAGAGAAACAGCAGCAACAACAACCAAAAGATGGTTCGATGCCGACATTTGATAAAAAAAAATATGAAAATATATTTTCAAAAGATTTTGAAGAATCTTTAAATTATTTAAAATCATTTAAACAACAGAATCATCGTCATTCGACCACGCCAAAGCGACAACATCTGAAAGATGTAGTTTCAGTTCCTGCAATGTTGGATGTTCCAAGCGACTTTACTTCGCCCATCTCTTTAGAAATGCCGTCTTTTCTTCCTTCAATCAATCCTCTTACAATTCATCCTCCTATTGTTCCTCCTCCCATTTTTCCTGCTCTTTTTCCCGCCGCTCCAATAAAGGACATTACAACCACAATTTCTGACTTGCAGAATCAGCTTCAACAAATTCAGCAACAACAGCAACAACAGCAACAACAGCAACAACAGCAACAACAGAAAGGCGGCGAACGAGCGCCACCGCCTCCCCCTCCACCGCCTCCGCCACCACCGCCACCGCCACCGCCACCACCGCCACCGCCACCGCCACCGCCACGTTCCGCAGTAAAGTATGAAGAGTTTATGGGTAATGATAAAGGCGACAAAGGCGAAGAAGAAGAAGATTCGCCTTTTAAATACGAGGTTCCCAAAGATAAACCGTATGGTGCTCTGAAAAGGGGGACCAAACCATCGTATCGCGAATATTTTAATAAAACATTGAAACGTCATGTGCAAAGTCATGCAACCGACGCATCAAGTTCTAAAAACAAAAACAATAAAAAAAAATCGAGCAAGCCGAAACATGTACCAAGAAAAATAAAACAAATAAAACGAAAAACGACGGTAAAGAAATATAAACTTGGAAAATATGGTAAAAAAATAAGTATTTTAATTAAGAATAATAAGACGATTAAAAAAATTCAGGATGCGAAACGCGAATTAAAGAATGTTCCTATACACGATGTTAAAAATGAGTTAATAAAAAGTAATTTACTGAAATTGGGTTCGACCGCTCCATCAAATTTATTGCGGAAAATATATGAAGATGCAAATATGGCGGGAAAAGTCGTAAATGTAGGAGGCGATACATTTATGCATAATTATATGAATGGCGACAAGAAAAATTAATTTTAATAAAATGTATAATGTATAATATATATAATAATAAATATAAAGTATAAATAAAAAATATGATAATTTTAGGAAACAGGGTTCCTTATGAATATTTTATAACACAAGGAAAGGGCGAATCGGATGCAGGTTCCAAGGGTCTTCCGTATGAAACGGGTTCGTATGATGCCGCATTATTTGACGCAGGAATCCAGAATACCAATGTGATAGAATATACCAGCGTCATGCCGACAGAATCGAAAGAAATTCCAAAAGAGGAAGGTCTCAAGCGACTGCAGTGGGGGGAAGTGATAGAATGCATTAAAGCGCAAGCAAATGGAAAACGAGGATCGAAAATTAGCGCGGCCGTGATTACAACATCGGTTACGGAACCGGGGGGTAAATATTTAGGCGGTTTCGCGTGTGAATATTCGGGGTCGGGAACAAGGGAAGAGGCCGGAGCGTCGTTGCTGGAATCAATTGTTGGAATGATTGAGAGAAGGGGGTACGGTAAGATGAAAAATCCGGCGCTGTATAAAGATAATATAACAGACAAGGGGTATAATATTCATCCGGGTAAACATTTTGTGTATGAAGATTTAAAGGTCTCGAAACAGCATGGTTCGGTTTTTACTGCAATTTGTTTTTTAAGTTACAGATTTCCAGTATTAAAAGGTCGAAACAAATCGATGTCACAATCAATTAATAAAAAAAAGAAAAACAAAACAAGAAAAACAAAACAATAAAGTATTTAGAATTAATTAAAATATTTTAAATAGTTATAAAACGTTTGTAATGACACTTTTTGGAAATAGGGTTCCTTATGAATACTTTATAACGCAAGGAAAGGGTGAATCGGATGCAGGTTCAAAGGGTCTTCCATTCGAGACAGGATCATATGATGCTGCACTACTTGATGCTGGAATAGAAAACACCAATGTGATAGAATATACCAGCGTCATGCCAACCAACTCAAAAGAAATATCTAAAAAACAAGGTTTAAAACGGCTGCAATGGGGCGAAGTTCTCGAATGTATAAAAGCGCAAGCTAATGGAGAAAAAGGAACAACCTTGAGTGCAGCCGTAATAACTACATCTGTAACAGATCCCAGAGGTAAATATTTAGGCGGGTTTGCATGCGAATATTCAGGATCAGGAACAAAAGAAGAGGCCGGAGCGTCATTACTGGAGTCGATTGTTGGAATGATTGAGAGAAGAGGATATGGCAATATGACTAATCCAGAGCTACAAAAAAATAATATAACTGATAAAGGGTATAAAATATTCCCTGGTAAACATTTTGTATATGATACTCTAACAGTAACAAAATCTTATGGTTCTGTATTAACGGCAATATGTTTTGTAAGTCACAATTTTCCAGTATTAAAAAAAAAATGTAAAAAATAATGTAAAAAAAATATAAAATATATAATATAAAATTTATAATATATATTATAAGATAAGATAAGATAAACGATTTTTACATTAACATTTTAAATTAATATTTATCTCTCTATCTCTCTAAAAAGTACACACAACAGTAAATTATAAAATGGATTCTATGGATTCATTACCTTCATCTTTTTCTTTCGATTCGCCACCACAATTGTCGCCCTCGTCATCATCTTCTCCAATCGTTGAATTCATTTATGAGAATTTTACATACATGATTGGAATAATGGTTGTTATTTTTGGAATACTTATTTACATCCACATGGCGGATATAACATTTGAGGCGCCAATGACAAGAACGAAGCGATTAATTATTGAGACAATGGAGCATAAACAAGGTGAAAA